TCATTATGCAACTGGCAATTGGGGTACTGACAAAGGTGTAGATTATAAAGGGATATCATTAAATTATAAATTTTAGGGGAATAATATGCTAGGCAAATATGGTGGAATGAAAAATAAAGCAAAAAAAATAATGAAGAAAAAAAAGGGAGATTTAAATAAGGACGGCAAAATGAGTTCTTATGAAACTGCAAGATCTAATGCAATTCAGAAAAACATGAAAAAAGGAATGGCGTAATGGGTAAAGGATTATATGCAAACATAAATGCAAGAAAAAAAGCAGGTACTAGCAGACCTAAATCTAAATCTACTATATCAGACAAAGCATATAAAAATATGTTAGCTGGTTTTCCTAAGAAAAAAAAGAAAACAGCTTAGTGGATAAGTTTACTAAAAAAGTAAAAGCTAGTTTAAAAAAACATGCAAAACATCATAGTGCAAAACATATGGCTATGATGAAAAAAGATATGATGAATGGAGATACTTTTACTAAAGCACATAAAAAAGCTATGGAAAAGGTAGGTACATAATGGTAGCAAAAAAACATCAAAACCCAAGTGGAGGACTCAATGAAGCAGGTAGAAAACATTTTAAAAGAACTGAAGGTTCAAATCTTAAACGCCCCCAAAGGACTGGGAGTGACGGCAGGCGTGTGTCTTTTGCTGCTCGTTTTGGGGGGATGGCTGGCCCTTTAAAAGATTCAAAAGGCAGACCAACTAGATTAAAACTTGCATTAAAGAAGTGGGGCTTTGGAAGTAAAGAGGCTGCTCGTAATTTTGCAGCAAAAAATAAAAAGGGGTAATTATGGTAGCGATGATGAGATTAACAGCAAAGGACATTATTAGTAGGCATGATAAAGCCCTTACAAGAAAAGAAAACTTTAGGGATCTTTATGAAGAGGCTTATGAATTTGCGCTGCCACAAAGAAACTTATATGACGGATATTATGATGGAGGAGTGTCTGGGCAAAAGAAAATGAATCGTGTATTTGATTCAACCGCTATCAACTCTACACAAAGATTTGCTAATAGAATGCAATCAGGCATATTCCCTCCACAAAGAAAGTGGTGTCGCCTAGAGCCGGGATCTGATATACCAGTTGACCGCAAACAAGAAGCACAAGCAGCACTTGATGTATACTCAGATAGAATGTTTGATGCATTGAAGCAATCTAATTTTGATGTAGCTATTGGTGAGTTTTTATTAGACTTGTCAGTAGGAACTGCTGTAATGATGGTACAGCCGGGTGACGATGTAAATGCTATTAACTTTATTCCTGTCCCACAATACTTAGTTGCATTTGAAGAAGGTGCTGATGGTCAAGTAGATAACGTATATAGACGTATGCGTATCAAAGGAGAAGTATTAAAAAGACAATGGCCTGATATAAAGATTCCAGAAGAATTACAAAAACAAATAGATAATAAACCTACTGATGAAGTAGAGCTTATTGAGGCTACTGTACAAGATCAAAAGCGTGGCGACTATTGTTATCATGTTGTACATAAAGGAACAAAAGAAGAATTAGTATATAGACGCATGGATACAAGTCCATGGATTGTCTCTAGATACTCCAAGGTTGCAGGTGAGATTTATGGTAGAGGACCACTGATTACCGCACTACCTGATATTAAAACACTTAACAAAACATTAGAGTTACTACTAAAAAATGCATCATTATCTATTAGTGGTGTATATACAGCTGCCGATGATGGTGTGCTAAATCCAAACACAGTCAAGATTATGCCGGGAGCCATTATTCCTGTTGCTCGAAATGGTGGACCACAAGGCGAGTCTTTACGACCACTACCTAGAGCGGGTGATTTTAATGTGTCACAAATTATCATGGACGATTTAAGAAAAAATATTAAACGTATATTGCTTGACGAGTCACTACCACCTGATAATATGAGTGCTAGAAGTGCAACAGAAGTAGTAGAACGTATGAAGGAGTTATCACAAAACTTAGGCTCTGCTTTTGGTAGACTAATTAATGAAACTATGATTCCTTTAGTAACTAAGATTTTAGCAGTAATGGATGAAAAAGGACTTATTGATTTACCATTAAAAGTAAATGGATTAGAAATTAAAATTGCAGCAGCGGCTCCATTAGCACAAGCACAAGCTATGGAAGAGGTTGAGAAAGTAATGCAGTATGCACAGATAGCACAATCATCTGGACCAGAAGCTATGTCAACATTGAAGATGACTAAGATGATGGATTTTATTGCAGAACAATTAGGTATACCACAGTCTATCTTAACTACTGAAATGGAAAGAATGATGGCGCAACAGCAAGCAATGGAGATGGCACAACAAGTAGCACAAGAAGCTCCAGAAGCTGTACCTGCTATGGCAGAAGCTGCGATGCAACAACAAGGATAAATTATGGCTGGATGGGATGATTTAGAACAAGCATTGCCATTAGAGATTGGTGATGTTAAAGATAAGAGAGATGACACAGATCGTCTCTGCTTACGAGTATTTAAAACTAAAGATGGAAAAGAAATGATGGAATGGCTACGCCAAAACATCTTAGAGCAACCCGTAGCCTTGCCGGGTAGCGACTCTAGTTACGCATTTTATAGAGAAGGGCAAAATTCAATAATTAGAGATTTAGAAGCAAGGATAATTAGAGCAAGGAAATTATAATGGAAGAAGCAATCGAGCCTAGTACGACTGAGGAAACTCAGGAAGCAACTGGCCTACTCGACAATGCAACACCAGAAGAGGAAGTCAGTACAGATCCAAAAGAAACAGAAATAGAACATCGTCCTGCTGATGAAGTAAAAGCAGCGGAAGAAGCCGAAGATGATGATGGCCCATTAGAAAGACCAGAATGGTGGCCTGAAAACTTTTGGAAAGAAGATGGAGCAGAGCCTGACCTAGAAGGTATAGCTAAATCTTGGATGGACTTACGCAAACAAATATCTCAAGGTAAACACAAAGCCCCAGAAGATGGAAACTATGATACAGAAGCTTTTGGTGAAACCCCTGAAGATGACCCTATTCGGAATCATGTTATGAACTGGGCAAAAGAAAACAGCATTAGTCAAGCAGCACTAGATTCTTTAGTAAGTGAAGTGGTAGGTATGAATCAACAAGAGGCAGAAACTGCAAAGATTAATCTTGAAGAAGAAAGAAAACAACTAGGACCTAACGCCGATGCAAGAATTAATGGCATTGCAAAATGGGGAGGAAACTTGGTGCAGAAAGGTGTACTAAGTAAAGAAGACTTTGAAGAGTTTAAGTTTATGGCAGGAACTGCGCAAGGCATTTCTGTTATTGAAAAAATAAGACAATCCTACGAAGGTAGATTGCCTGTAGAAACAGTGCCTGTAGAAGGCGCGCCATCAAAAGAAGAGCTTTATGCTATGGTTGGCGATGAAAGATACAAAACCGATCCAGTTTACCGAGCCAAGGTAGAAAAGGCATTCGCCCAAAACTTTACTGGATAGTTGCTCAAAAGCCTTATCTGTGGTAGGATAGCTGGTAAGGCTTATTGCAATTCTGCAACCCTTGACACAAGTAACCTTGTCGTATGGCTATCGTAAGTAGCAAGCACCGGCCCAGACTTCTGGCATACCAAAGCGATTAATTTTTTATTTATTAATTTCTAAGGAGAAATATATGTCGATCGGATTATCCCCAGCATATGTTACGCTCTTTGATGCCGAAGTTAAACAGGCTTACCAAGGTAAAGCTGCTCTTGTAGAAGCTACAAGACAAAGACGAGGCGTTGAAGGCAATTTAGTAAAATTCCCGAAAGTTGGGAAAGGCGTGGCTACACTTCGTGTACCACAAACAGACGTTGTACCATTAAATACTGACTTTGCTCAAGTTTCTGCAACAATGCAAGATTGGAACGCTGCTGAGTATTCAGATATTTTTATGCAACAAAAAGTTAATTTTGAAGAAAGACAAGAGTTAGTTCAAGTAGTAGCGAACGCTATTGGCAGACGACAAGATCAACTTATTCTTGATGCACTTTTAGCAGGTAAAGGTTCTACAGTTGCTCACGGCTCTGCAAACCTAACAGTTGCTAAACTTCGTGATGCAAAGAAAACAATGGACACAAACAATGTGCCACCAGAAGATAGACACATGATTATTCATGCGAATAACCTAGCAAACTTACTATCTGAAACAGCAGTAACATCCGCTGATTTCAATACAGTTCGTGCGTTAGTATCTGGTGAACTTGATACATTCTTAGGTTTTAAATTCCATACTTTAGGTGATCGTACTGAAGGTGGTGTTTCTATTGATGGTTCAAGTATTCGTTCTTGCCTAGCATTCCATAAGAGTGCTATTGGTTATGGCGAAGGCATCGGCCCTAAAACTGAAATCAACTACGTACCTGAAAAAACATCATTCTTAGTAAACGCAATGCTTTCAGCTTGCTCAGTTGCTATTGATAGTGAAGGTATTGTTGAAGTTCAAGCTAACGAATCTTAATTTAAGGAGAAAATTACATGGCTTATGATGTAGATAAATTGTCGCCAGCTGGCGCACAATCTAAAGCGGGTACAGCTCCTCAAATGTGGACTTACTCAAGTACAGATGCAAAAGCAACAGTAGCAGCATCTGGGTATTTTAATAACGCATCATCTTTATTAAAAGTTGGTGATTTAATTTTTGCATACAAAACTGACTCTACTGTCAGCGCTACTATGCACGTTGTGTTAAGCAACAGTGCAGCAGGCGTTGTAGATGTGTCAGCAGGTACAGATATTTCTGTAGCTTAGTTGTAGTAATAATCGTGCATTTGGTAGGGGTTTCGGCCTCTACCTATTTGCATATTTGGAGAAAGTAAATGGCATCTGGAGATACATCATTATCAATATGTTCTGACGCACTATTAATGCTTGGAGCTAGTCCTATATCATCCTTTACAGAAGGGACTGATGAGGCAAACATTTGTAATAGTTTATACCCAGATATTAAAATTAAGACTTTAGCAAGCTACCCTTGGTCTTTTTCATTTAAAAAAGTACAGTTAGCTAGATTGATAACAACCCCAGCAACCGAATATAAATATGAATACGCCTTACCAGCAGATATGATTGGAACCCCAAGAGCAGTATTTATAAGTAGTACAGCAGGAGCAGTGCCACAAAGAGAATATAAATTATCAGGTGGTAAATTATTAACAGATTATGAAACAGTGTATGTTGATTATCAATTTGCAGTAGAAGAATATGAAATGCCTCATTACTTTGTGCAAAACATGAAGTATCAATTAGCATGGCATTTAGCTATGCCTATAACCGATCAAATAGAAAAAACAGATTACTGGAGAACAGTAGCACAAGGTACTCCGGGAGAAAATGGTCGTGGTGGTTACATGCGCCAAGCTATGAGTATAGATGGACAAGGACAGCCAACAAATGCAATACAGGACTTTACACTTATTGATGTGAGGTATTAATGGCCCGTTTTGTAGATATACAAACTAATTTTACTACAGGTGAGTTAGACCCTTTAGTTAGAGCAAGAGTAGAATTAAAAGCTTATAACAATGCATTAGAAACTGCACAAAATGTAATATGTCAACCGCAGGGTGGTGTAACTCGTAGACCCGGAACTAAATTTATTAATGAATTAACAGGCTCTCCTGCTAATGGTGTGCGTTTAGTACCATTTGAGTTTTCTGTATCAGACAGTTATATGTTGTGTTTTACACACGATACCATGTTTGTATACAAAAACAAAGCATTAGTACATACAGAATCAGGTACTAATATAACTAGTGCATTATTAGATAATATGTGTTGGACACAGTCTGCTGACACATTAATTGTAGTCCATGAAGATAATCCTCCCGTTAAAATAGTACGTGGAGCATCTGATACAGATTGGACAGTTAGTACCATTGCTTTTGATTCTATTCCTAAATATGCATTTACTTTAGTTATTTTTGATACTAGCTCTGCTGGGCATCTTACGCCAAGTGCTGTAACAGGCAAAGTAGAATTAACTTCTCAACATTCTATCTTTACATCTGCTCATGTAGGGCAGTATATTAATGTACAACCACAAGGGCGTGCAAGAATTGTAGAGCTTGTTTCAGCAACAAAAGTAAATGTAGTTACAGAGTTTCCATTTTTTGATACATCGCAGATTGCAAATGCTGATTGGGAACTAGAAACAGGCTATGAAAATGTATGGTCAGCTACTCGTGGATACCCAAGAACTGTTACTTTTCATCAAGGTCGTTTATTTTTTGGTGGTAGTAAATCTAGGCCATCAACTGTTTGGGGATCTAAAGTAGGGTTATTTTTTGATTTTGAAGCTGTGGAGGGCTTAGATGATGATGCTGTTGAAGCTACTCTCGATACTAATACTTTTAATGCTATCACTGATATTATTTCTGGTAGAGATTTGCAAATATTTACTACAGGTGGTGAGTTCTATGTTCCGCAAGAAGGTCTTAGCCCAATTACTCCAGCAGATTTCTTTTTGTCAACGACATCAAGGAACGGGAGTAAAGAAGGAGTTAGAGTAAAGCAATTAGAATCCGGAACATTATTTATACAAAGGCAAGGTAAAGCATTATCAGAGATAGCATACTCAGATACACAACTTACCTACCTTACCTCTAAAATATCATTACTTGCTGGACATTTATTAAAAGGTCCTAAGCGTATGGATATAAGGCGTGCAGTTGCAACAGATGAAAATGATTTATTATTAATAGTAAATAGTGATGATGGGTCATTAGCAGTATTTTCTTTACTTAGAGCGCAGGACGTTATAGCTCCATCAGAGTTTACAACAACAGGAACTTATCAAGATGTTGGTGTAGACATTACAGATATATATGTAGTAACAACAAGAACAGACAGTGGTTCTACAAAATACTACGTAGAGGTGTTTGATGATAGTTCGCTAACTGATTGCGGTGTTATTGGCACAACAAGTACAACTGCCAATATGGCCCATCTAGAAGGTGCTACAGTAAATGTATTATCAGATGGATATGTAGAAGCTAATCAGGTGGTTCCGGGAGGAGGCACTGTAACTTTTGTAAATCCACCCGCTTCAAGCTCAGAGTGTGGATTACCTATATCTGTTGAAATTAAAACTATGCCGTTAAATGTAAAAGCACAAGCAGGAACAAGAATAGGGTTTAGAAAAAGAGTGTTAGAAGTAAATGCATTATTGCATCAAACACAGAATATAGTTATAAATAATAATCCAGTGCCAATTAGAACTTTAGGAGCAGGAGCATTAGATACAGCAGTAGTACCATTTACAGGAACGAAGGTGCTACATGGTATACTTGGGTATAGTACGGATGGGCAAATTACAGTGACGCAAAATGCGCCATTAAAGCTTACTTTACTAGGTTTAGAATATAAAGTATCAGTTTATCAAGGAAGATAGTTATGACAGCAGCTATAGGAATGATTGCAGCAAACCCAATGACGGCACTACAAGTTGTCTCAGGTGTATTTAGCGCAGTACAGTCTATAAGACAAGGAGCAGCAGCAGAAGCTGAATATGAAGTAAAAGCAGCACAAGCAAAAGCTAAAGCAGAAAGAGAAGCAGTAAATGCTGAAATAGAAGCAAATAATGTATTACGCAAACTAAGACAGACTAATGCAGCAGCAGTAGCTAGAGGATTTGCTGGAGGTGTTAGTGGATTCTCTGGGTCAGCTAAACTAGTACAGACTGTTAATGAAACATATGCAGGTAGAGATTTTACGCAATTACAAGCTACAGCTAAGGAAAGAAGATCATTTGGTGACATACAATCACAAATGTTTAAAGAGGCAGGAGATGCTGCAAAAGATAGCTCAACATTTGATGCGCTAACAGGAATAACAACAGCAGCTATAAGTACTTATGCGTTAATGCCGGGTACTCCAGCTCCAGCAACAAAGTTTAAACCCTATCCTTCATACATGAAGACATAAGGAATATAAATGGCTAAACTACCACAATACGAAAGACGCGCACCTTTAATGGCTGATGTGCCACAACTGCAAACTCCACAGTTTAGAGAGCAGATTAATAGGTCAAAAAGTATCCAAGGTAGCTTGGATGTCATTACTAAATTTGCACAAAGTCAAGCAGAAAAACAAGTATTAAAACAAGCAGCAGAATATACAGTAGCTAATCCATTAACTATGGACCAACTAGAAGCTGCCAAGACAAGTGGTATCAATCCTATTGAGCAGGCGTTAAATGGTGGTATGGTTTGGAATGAAGCCGTTAATAAATTATATGCACAACAGGCCTCTACTGAACTTAATAGTCAAGCTTATAAACATTTTGATAATACATTAGCTCGCGTAGAAGCTGGTGAATTAGCAGATGCGTCTCAAGTAGAAGAAGCATTAAATGGTCCGTTAAAAGCATGGCAAAGTGTTATAGCTCAAATAGACCCGGAAGAAGCTCAACGCTTTTACGCTCAAACTACAAACAATGGTAGCGCTTACTACAGAAAATCTCTTAGCGAGTTAAGATCTAAAGAACAAGAAAGACAAGACGCTATAGCAGAAACTAATTATCAGGGGATGTTAAAACAATTTCAATTAGAGTTACAAGAAAACCTTGAACCTTCTGCGTTGTTATTTAAATACCAAAGTGATATGGAAAATGCTAAAGCATTATTTGCTAATAGTAGTAAAAAAGCAACATATGAAGCGCAAATTGAAAAACAATTTAGTGAAGGGTTATACAGACATATAGCGGTAGAAGTTACTAAAGAGTTTGGTTCTTCTGAAGAAGCAATGGAAGCTATAAGAAAAGGTGAGTTAGGAAAGTATACTGATATATGGAATGAATTAGAACCAACACAAAAAGATGCTTTAGAAACAGATATTACTCAAGAATTTACAAAGATTGATGCTGCAACTAGCAAACAACTTACGTCAATAGAAAATACAGTTAAAGACCTTACAGGAAAGCTATTAGATAATCAAGAAATCACAAGGTATAACGATGACATAGTTGAATTAAAAACACAGGCAGCAAACTTGTCTGGGTCTGCAAAAGTATCTGCTGAAACATTTATTGCTAAATTAGAAGCTACTAGGGCAATAGCAACTGATATGCAAACAAAATCATTAGATGGAATGCAAAGAAAAGTTGAAGAAATCAGAGCATCAGAAGATTCTCCAGAATTTTATTTAGAGCAAGCAGAAGCGTATTACAAAAAAGCTAAAAAAGCATTTGAGCAAGATCCAGTGTCTTACACTCTTAGAAAAACTAAAGGAGTTCCGGGTGAGATTTTGTATGATGCAGATTCACAAGCAATAGCACTTACAGGATTTAAAGATCAAATTGATACTATGGTGGATTCTCCAGATTATATCCCTAATGGGAATATACTTACAAACATACAGGTAGATAATCTTGTTTCTAAATTATCATCTCCAGACGCTTTAAACGATGGAACTAAAGCTGCATTAGCTACGGATATTGTTAATACTTTTGGACAAAATGCTTTTGCTGTATTTAAACAAATAGCTCCAAAAGATCCTGTATTTGCTAATGTAGGTTACTTGTTAGTAGACAATCCTACTGGAACTGTTACAACAGCAACTACAATATTAAGAGGACAAAGATTAATTGAATCTGGAATTAAACTGCCTACAGCACAAATAAATGCAAGTCAGTCCCGCATGTCTTTCTTACAGTCCAGTATGGGTAACTTTGAAGATGCTAAAAGAATTGCTCAATCTGCCGAGGCTTATTACATTGGAGCATTACCTCAAGGACAAGATACTAGCATTATAGATGAAGATTTAATGGAAGAGGCTATATGGGCATCTTCTGGCGGATATATTGGTGCCGATGGAAGTAAGTATGGAGGAGTTACTCAAATAGGGGATGGCCTAGTTATGATAGGCGATGAATTTAAAACAGATGACGTTCCTGATATTATAGAAAAATCACCAATAGAATCTTTTGCTGCTGCTGTTATAAATAACCCAGACCAAACAGGATCGACAATAGAAGGTAGAGACAGTAGAACAGGAAAAATAGAATCTTACAACATTGAAGATTTGCAAGATGCAAGCCTGATGAGGGTAGATGATAATTACATGTTAGTTGGAGAAGATGGTGTATTTAAAGACATTAATGGAAATCCAATTATGATTGATTTAGAATTAATGCAAGATATGTATAACAACCAAAAAGTATATGGAGTTGTAGACTTCTTTGTGGCTCCGGAAAGCTCAAGTAAATTGCAAAGAAAAACAGAGCAAAAAACAAGAAGTCAAGGAACAAGCAAAATATCACCTAAAGGTTCAGGTAAAAAATAATGCGTTTATCTACTAAAACAGATATAACAGAAGCGTTACTAGCTCCTTCAGTAGAGCCGGGAGAATATACTGGGTTCTTAGAAAACTTTGCAACATCATACAATGCAACTAAATCATTGCAAAACTCTGGCAGTCAAACAGATATGATGAATGAGGAGACTGAAGCATTACATGAAATTGCTAAAGAATCTTTAGGGTTTGATGACAATTCATATACTATGTGGCAAGGAAATATAAGCTATGGCCAAGGTCAGTATGTAGCCCCAGAGCGAGAACTGTCAGTTACTGGCGAAGTAATACCCTTACCAATATCTAGGCTATATGATTTAGCTAGTGAAAACGAAGAAGTAAAACAAAAATTTGAAGCTTTAGGGTATGACATGTCTAGCAGACAAAATGCTTACGATACTATACAACTAGGCATGATAGAAAGATCACAAGCGTATCAAGAACAATATAACGATACGGCTAACAAACAAGCTGCTACAGGAGTGTTGGGAGACTTTTCTGGAAGCATGGTGTCATTTATGACAGACCCAACGGATATAGCTTCTTTGTTTATTGGTGTTAGTGGTAAAGCAAAATTACTTACTAAGATTGCACAGGCATCAGCTATTAACGTAGGTGTAGAAGTATTAGACTACCCTAGTGTTAATGCATGGACTAAGAAAGTTACTGGCAGTCCGTATACATCAAAAGAATTTATTAGAGATGCTGGACTTATAACAGCAGGTACCGCTGGATTAGTTAGCCTAACAAACATTCCTGTTAGATCAATGATTGCAAAAATTAAAGATAGAGCT